AGTGACATGGTCACGAACAAGATGATTTGTTTAAACTGCTTCTCGGTGGCGGCTACGCCCTTCATAGCCAGCATCTTGCGAAGCTCACCTGCATCTCCCACAGCTTGCTTCTGTGTAATGATAAACTCTCGCACACCCTCTCTGGGTAGGTGCAATCGCATGACTAATACGTCACCCTCTTCGGGGTCAGTCATAGTCTTCACCAGATATAAGTCGTGCTCGTAGACAAGGACAGGTGTCTCCTCGTCCTTTTCTGGCTTCAAGTATATGCCGCCCTTCTTACCCCGTACAAACGGAAACGGGTACTCAGGTATACGGTAGTCGATTGGCACATCGTCTTCACCGGCCTCAGGAACAACGTAGTTTCCGTCTTCCGTCTCAGATTCTGCTACTTCTCTACCCAACACGATAGGGTTCTTAATCTTACCTAAGTAGGGACAGCCGTAACAACCTCCCGGATTGTTGCGCTCAAAGGTCGCACAGTTATGTGGCCCCATGATATGCTTGGTCTTATCCAACGCCCTAGCTGGGTCGTAGTCTGGGTGCCCGTGCGACATCTTCTGGATCGCAGTGTCCCTATCTACGCAAAACTTAGCAATCGACAACGCGTCGAACCACCGGACTTCTTGCAGCGAAGCTCGTTCCTCATAGGCAGATACTAACTGCTGACAGCCGTCACCCTTAAGGCTGCGCCGTATGATCTTGGAGAAACGGGATACGTTGTTATCCTGTAGCTTCTCTGCGATGTTGCTTTTGCGCCGTTCGGGCACAGCTATTTCACGTAGGGCTTCAACCCCAAGTGCGGTACGGAACTCTTCGAACTCTATCGGATCAGCGTCAGAAAGCACCTCCACCTGCTTGGGCGGGTTATCTTTAAAATTGAATGTGCCCGGTATACGTAGGATACGCGCTACCTCGAACACGGCGGGGTCTACATAAAAGTTATGCACGACGCATAGTGCAGAAAGTCTGCTTGCTACTGGTTCCCACTCTTGGCGGGATATATCTTGGGTCAATGGCCAGTATGCGTGTATACCGCGCCCTGAGTTAACGATGAGGGGTATCGGCAAACCAACCGTTTTGCAGAACTTCCGGAGTGCGGCTATCCCTGCGTCTTGGTCAATGTAACCGTCTGGCCTTCCCGTCTTTTCACTGACAACGGCTTTTGCAATGCCGCAATCAATGTCTACCCAGAATGATCGGAGAGCTTTTACGTTCTCCTTCTGCCTGTTTTGCCCCGTCTCATATTTGGCGACGCCGAAGAATACGTTGCGACCTTCCGCAACGTACTGCTCTGTATAGGTGTCTACCTCTTCCCTAGTAGCTACAAGTTTCTGTCTTACGTCACGCTCACCCTTGATACCGAGTACGGCAAACCAACCATCAGCAGGCTGCACAATACTCAAAAGGTCTACGTGATTCATTGTATAGTCCACTATCACAGGCAATGCCTGTCGGTTGATCTCTCTTGCTGAAAATCAAGATTAAACAGTTGCTCCGAGGTCATCCATCCACTTTAGCATCGCGTCAAGATGATGCGCTTGTGGATTTGTTTCCCCGCAGAACCACTGATAAATCGTCTGACGGGTAACACTTAGGGTAAGAGCAGCCTCTTGGACCGAGATATCCCGGTCCAAACAAGCCCGCCCAAGTTTTACACCTAGTAAGTTACCGTCAGCGTTCCTGATCGCGTCAGCTACTTTGATTGTGTAGCCTTGCGACATGGGTCAGTCTTCCGCCCATTCACCGAGCAGGTCCGAGAGGTTCTTATCCTCCACGGGAGCATCGACAACAGGAGGCTTCTTAACAGCACGCTTGACCGGTTCTGCTTCTTCCTCTTCTGGCGCGTCAAACATCGTCGCCTTGGGTGCTGCGATAGCCTTTACTGGCTGTGCCTTGGTACCATCAACTTCGGAAGTGGTAAGCTGAATATAACGCTGAGCTTCGCCGCTGGTAAAGGCAACATCAATTAGGTCGGACTCGTCTTGTGTTAGATGCCGCACTGCTTTGAACTTAAGGGTCAGCGTGTCAGCGTCGAGGTCATACATAACCTTAGTCACCACCGTGTCTGGTGCTTCGCCGTTAGCCTTAAGGTAATTACAATAGCTCTCGAACGGATGCTCGTTGCCGACACCCTTACCGAATAGTGACTTAGCAGCAAAGCTCATCTGGTAGATGTCACCAGTTGGGTCACCCTCAACGAGTACCGCGATGCGGCGCTTGAAGCGACAAGCCTTACCACGGCCTTTGGAACCAGAACCATCAATGTTCATATTGCATGAAGCGCAACCAGAACCCTGCCTGTTTGGTGCTTTGGCATCTGGAGTGCGGCCATCAGGGGACCAACAATCGGGTAGTGAGGCTCTACCATCTGGGTCATAATCAGATGCGTAGTACTCGCGTGATACTTCCTTAAGCATATCGACGACGATGATGTTAATCTCATGTGGGACAGCCTTACCGATCTGTTCGCCACCCACGATACGCTTAAAGGTACCGTTGGTATTGGTCTGGATACGGCGCAAGCTGCTGCCAGAACTGATCTTGTCTGCCAGCCGCGACTCACGCTTGACGGTTGCAAATCCACTTTGCTCTTCAAATATTGTAATGTTGCTCATGGTGTCTCTCACTTGTTAGACGGTTTACGTACAGTGATAGCGTACTTGTTATCAATCTGTAATCCAGCAGGATGCTGTTCGGGGTTTTCGTCAAGAAACTGCCTCATGTTCCCGTTATGGATACGTTGCTCTAAGAGAAACGGGGCATCATTAGTCTTGATGAAATTGTACATAGTGGCCCAGTCCGTGGTCCAATAGCGGGACTTAATCCGCCGTGTCACGGTGCCTTCCGCAGTACGAAGGCTGTCTAGGTTTTGGTCGTTGCATATTTTAAGCAGCTTGTCGGATACCATGTCCAGCTTATCCCTAAGGACTTCGACCTCTTTAGCGTGTGCTGCTTCAAGGTCTTCGATAGCTGAACGTATTCGACGGTAAACTGCTACCAGCTTATCAGCTGGAATTACTTCTTCTTCCATGGTTTGCTCCTTATGGTCGGTCCTCTGTTCTGAACCTGTTACTATACAGTGTCAAGGCTTAATTACCATATCCCTGTATAAATCTATGATACGTTCGTGGTTGTTTATGTTGCCGCGCAGCATTGAGTACAACCTATCCTCAACCTCACTGCCTCGTATGTGCACAATAGTCATAGCGTTCTTCTGGCCGGGACGATCAATACGGGCGTTGGCTTGTAGGTAGGTCTCGACTGATGTCACTGGTGCGTACCAGATGATTGTGTCTGCTGCTGTAAGCGTAAGCCCATGCGATGCAGCCTGTGGCTGGATGAGCAGCACATGGGGGTTCTTCTTGGTCTGGAACTCGGTGACGATATCCGTGCGCCTGTTGATCGGAACCTTACCGTTGATGATCTCGCAGGATATACCTTCCTTTTCAAGCTTGGCCCTTAGTAGCTCGATAGTGTGCGTGAACGGCACGAAGACCAGCACCTTGCTAGTGGCTTCGGCAATAACTTCCAGCACAACATTTAAGCGGGTAGACACATCGAACTCTATGACCTCGCCAGTGTCCGAATACACCGCACCTCCGCTTATCTGGAGTAGCTTGTTGATCTTGACCGCTGCGTTAACCGCGCTAACTTCTTCACCCGCTGCCTCAAGAAGCATCTCAGTCTTAAGCTGCTTGTAGTACTTGGCTTGCTGCACGGTAAGGGGTGCGTCACGATCTAGGTAAGTCACAGGTGGTAGGTCGAGGCAGTCTTTCTTCTCGAACCGAATGGCTGGCTGTAGCATCTTATGCACATAAGCATCAGAACCGGGTTTAGACGTCCACTTGAACTTCGTCACCGGATACATAGTCTCGGCACGGAAGTGGCTGTAGTAGTTGGGGCAGTTGCTGGGATTAACTAGTTTAGCTAATCCATACGCGTCCAATGGGCTTTGTGCTGCTGGCGTACCAGTAAGCATCCACAGCCGGGGCTTAGTTTCTTTAACGATCTCGTTCAGTACCTTCCAGCGGTTGGTTTGCACATTCTTGTATGCGTTTGCTTCGTCCACTACGATCAGGTCGAACTCACCGTTTATGATATCATCCTTGATGATAGCCAGCCCATCAAAGTTAACGATGACGAACTCTGCACCAGAGGCTACAACCTTCTTACGGGTCTTAGCGTCACCGTGTGCCACGCCACATGAAAGGTGCATAGCAAACTTAAACAAGTCCTGCTGCCATGCTGACTTCATGATCGACAACGGGCAAAGAACTAGGACGCGCTTGATCTCATTGCGCTTTATCAGGTAGTCTGCTGCCCATATGACGCTGGCTGTCTTACCTGTACCCTGCTCGTTGAAGCAGAAGGCGCGGTCGTAAAGCGTCAAGAAAGACGATGTTGTTTTCTGGTGCTCAAACGGAGTGAGCTTACCAGTCCATGTGTAATCCCGTAGGATCGGTGAGGGTATGTCCTTGTGCTCAAGCACAGCAAGGGTTTGGGCTTCCTCTAGCCCCCATCTAACTAGCACTTTGTATTTGCTCCCGTTGGTTGAAACTACCGCGCTCTTTTTTATGCTGTCGGTAATCAGGTTGGGTTCCGTTGTCTCTATGAGCAACGCTTTGTTTTCAATTATCTCCACGCTTCTTGCGCTCCCGCTTGCTAACCTCGGATACAAGGTTGCGTTTGCTGTCCCTAGCGAAAGAACGGTTAGATGATGCACTCTCTACGCGCACACCTGTTTTGTTTGATCCGCCTTTGTCGAAGGCTACCTTATGGGCAACGTCCTTGCCATCACCCTTCTTAACCTTACCGGCCTTCATCATCTTGGCACGAGCGGCGTTACGCGCTGCGCGGTTCTTTTTCTGCTCCGGCTGCGCTCCGTAGGCTGCGGAAGCCCCTGTATACTTGCGATCCTTGGGGTCTTTGTAAGGCATTACCGTCTCCTCTTAGGTCTCCAATGTGCGCATTCTACCACAGGACACCAGCCGCATAAAGGGCCAGACTTCGGGTTAAACACGCCGTTCTCAAGCGCATCGTTAAGGTTCTCAAGCTGCGTATCAAACACGGAAAGATACTGATTGAGCTTTTCCCTTACGTGTACTTTCTTAGGGAACTCATTTGATACGACGTATAGCAGACCGGATTTAATCTCTTGCACCTGCGGATAGTGTACGAAGATAGCACCAGCCATTAGGTCAAGCTGCTTCATGTCGGCATACTTAGCGTTCTTGCCTGTCTTGTAGTCGAGCAGATGTGCACGTTCACCATCTATAATCAGCAAGTCAATGATGCCGCGATACCATACATCCTTAGCAAAGAAGGTGGTAGGCTCGTAGCCAGTAGCCGTCTTCCTGACACCTACCTTCATCTCGGTACGCTTCTCACCGGAGAAATCGGCAAGCCGTTCCACAATAGGTCGCATATAAGCAAACTTATCGGGGACAGGCTTGCCGTCTCGGATGAACTCTTCGGCAGCTAAATGTACAGCGGTCCCGTAATCGGCAGCTTCTCCCGGCTCATCCTTGATGTCCTTCACAACCTTGAGGTGAAAGTACTTCTTCGGGCATTGCTCGAAAGTCTTGATGCTGCTGTAGGACCATGCTGTCATGTTATCTGGCTTTTCCTTGGAGACGATCAGCCACTAACGTAGCATACCCCGCTATATCAATCCAGCTATCT